GCTCACCAAGCAGGAGCTCGGCGGGTCCAGCCTGAAGAAGCTGGACGTCATCCAGAAGATGACCGCCAAGGACGGCAGGCTGCACGACCAGTACCTGCATGTGGGTGCCGGCGCCACGTTCCGCGCCAGCGGGCGGGGCGTGCAGATGCAGAACCTGAAGCGGCTGCACGGTGAGGGCGACGACGTCGACCTGCTTAGGGACCCGTCGGTGTCGTGGTCGAACGACCAGCTGGCGACCAACCTGCGGCAGGTCTTCGCGGCCAGCCACCCGCAAGGGCAGCTGATCGTGGGCGACTTCGCCTCGGTGGAGAGCCGGGGCCTGGCGTGGCAGGCGGGCGAGCAGTGGAAGCTCGACGCCTACGCCAAGGGCGAGGACCTGTACAAGGTGCAGGCCTCGATGATGTTCAACGTGCCTGTCGAGTCCATCACCAAGGAGCAGCGGCAGATCGGCAAGGTCGGCGAGCTGGCCTGCGGGTACGGGGCCGGGCCCGATGCGGTCCGCAACTTCGCCGCGAACATGGGCGTGGACCTGGACGAGAGCGAGTCGCTCAAGCTGGTGCGTGACTGGCGTGACGCCAACGACCGCATCGTCAGCTACTGGCGTGAGCTGGACGAGGCGATGGCCGGGGCTATGGCCAGGGGTGCCGGGGGCAGGACCGAGGTCCAGATCCCTGAGGGGCATGTCGTGTTCGAGCTGGAGGAGGCGCCGAAGTCGCTGTCCTTCCAGCAGAGCAGGGACATGCTCTCGCTGCGCATCACGTTGGGCGCGGGCGGAAGCCCTGTCCTGCAGCGTGTGGTGCACGGCGTCCACCGCAAGGGCAGGAACGTCCACTACTGGAAGCCGAGCGAGCGCAAGACCGGCCCGCTCTGGACCGACACCTTCACGAACCCGAAGACGAAGATGCGCCAGCACTTCAACATCTACGGGGGGAAGCTCGCCGGCATCCTGACGCAGTCGCTGTGCCGGGAGGTGTTCTTCTCGGTGCTGCGGGATGTGCACAAGGAGGTGGCGGGTGTGGAGAACCTGCGTCTCGTCGGGCAGTTCCACGACGAGATCGTGCTGGAGTGGGAGCCGGGCCTGCTTGGCCTGCAGGAGTCGATCGACCTGCTCACCCGGCGCATGACCGACAGCCCGCTGCCGGCCTTCCCGTTGTCAGCGGAGATCAAGTCCGCCTATCGCTACGTGAAGTAGGAGGCAAGGATGATCCAGCGTTTCCTGGTGGTGCGGTGCGACAAGTGCTACCGCCGGTACGGGTACGAGTTCAACACGCACGACACCACGTCGGGCGAGGCGATCCGAGAGGTGCTTCGCGCGGGGTGGGCACAGGCGGCGGGCAACAAGGTCCACTGCTCCGACTGCAAGGAGGTGAAGGCGTGAGCAGGACAGTGGTCTGCGCCGTGTGCGCGGCGATCGTGCAGACGTCCAGGATGGAGGACCACCTGGACTGGCACCGCACCCTGGCCAACAGGCCGAAGGAGGCGAAGTGATCGTCAACGTGATCGGCATCGACCCCGGCATCGTGGACACAGGGGTGGTGCGGCTCAGCTTCTACGACACCCTGAAGCGGGTGTCGGTGAGCAGCGCCGTGTTCCACGGGTTCGCCGTGGACAAGACCCCGTTCCTGATCCGGGACTGGGTGCGGGACGAGGTGAAGGGGGCGAGCGAGAAGCCGTCCGTCTTCATCGAGAAGTACGTGCCGCGCCCGGGGATGGCGCCGAACCAGCGCATGCTTGAGATCGAGCGTGCGCTGGCCGGGGCCTTCCCCACCTCGGAACGGCTGCCGAACATGGGCATCAAGAACGTGGTGTCGCAGAACCTGATGCAGGTGCTGGGGGTGTGGAGGTTCAGCACCTCCACCCACCACCAGGACCTGAGGTCTGCGGCCCGCATCGCCCTGCTCGGCATGGTGAAGGACGAGGTCTTGAACAAGATCCTGTCCGACATCGTGCTCGACTCGATCGGCCCGTCGCCTGAGTGGCAGGTCGACGTGCTGAAGGGGGTGACCCTGTGAGCATCGCTGCGGAGATGGAGCTGTTCGCCCATCAGCAGGAGTTCCTCGACGCGGTGGCCGGCAGGCCGGCCCCGCTGCGTGCGTGCCTGTACTACAAGACGGGGGCGGGCAAGACCCTCACGTCCCTGCTGGGCATGCAGGCGCTGGGCCAGAGCAGGCTGCTGGTCATCGCCCCTCCGTCCACCCACTCCCACTGGGAGCGGGATGCGGCGGGGCTGGGCATGGAGGTCGACGTGATGAGCCACGCGAAGTTCCGCATGGCCAGCACGAAGGTCTCCCGCAACACCGCCGTGGTCGCCGACGAGTTCCACCTGTTCGGCGGCCACGGCGGCAAGGGGTGGAGGAAGCTGGACACACTGGCCAAGCACCTGCAGGCGCCGTTGATCCTGGCGTCGGCGACGCCGAACTACAACGACGCCGAGCGGGTGTACTGCGTGAGCCACATCCTCGACCCGCACAACACGAAGGGCGGGTACCTGCAGTTCCTGTACCAGCACTGCGTGACGGAGCAGAACCCGTTCGCGTTGGAGCCCAACGTGGTCGGGTTCAAGAACCACCCGGACGCCGCCTCGTTCCTGGCCTCGCTGCCCGGCGTGTTCCACCTGCCGGACGACGCGGTCTTCACGATCGAGGAGGTGCCGTACCCCGCTCCGATGCCCGAGGCGTTCACGTCCCTGGGCTACAACGAGAGGCGGCACCGCATCATGGCGAGCCAGATGGAGCAGCGGTTCACGACCCGGCTGCACTCCCTCACACAGGAGGACGGAGCCCTGCGTGACGAGGTGCTCGACCTGCTCCTGCCGATGGTGGGGGAGCCGGTGCTGGTGTTCGCGGCCAGCTCGCGGATCGCCGGGGGCCTGTCCGTCTCGCTTCAGCGGGCGGGCGTGGACCACCGGCTGCTGACTGGAGCGACTCCAAAAAGCACCAAGGAGGAGGTCCTTGAGGGGTTCCGATCTGGTGCCTTCCCTGTGCTGGTGGGCACTGCTACGTTGGCCACCGGCACGGATGGATTGGACAAGGTGTGCGACACGCTCGTGATCCTCGACGACACAGACGACGACGCCTTGCGCCGCCAGCTGATCGGCCGGATCCTGCCGCGTGGAGCTGATGACGGCACTGCCGTCAAGAGGATTGTCAGGCTCCAGCCTGTGGTCTCCTAGCCCACCCAGGGGGTGGGGCCGGCGCACCGCCGGCGGGCCCAAGGAGGTGCCACATGCAGGAGGTTGACAAGGCCATCGCCCAGCTGATCGAGAAGCTTGGAGACATGACCGTCTCTACGCTGGCAGAGCAGAGGATCCTCGAGCGAATCGAGGTTCTGAAGGGGATGGCCCAGTAAGAAGCGGCGGGGCCTGGCTGCAAACCAGGCCCCGCCGTGCACACCAGACACCGACAACAGGAAGGTACACCATGACAGTCAAGACGAAGGGCGAGCGCATCCAGCTCGCGGACACGCTGTGCAACATGGGCTGGGTGCTGCACAACCAGAACCTGTACATGCCGGTGCACAGCTCGCTCGTCTACACCGGTGCGACGCCTGCGCCGATGGACACCATCTGGGTCCCGCACGACATGGACCAGCTGAAGAGGCACCTCAACAGGAACTTCGACACCGAGTTCGAGAACCCCACGCAGACCGCTGAGTTCTACTACCTGCTGTGCCAGAAGGTGCCGGAGTGGGAGGACGAGACAGACTCGATCCTGATCCGCACCGGGGACGGGCTGCTGAAGCTGCACGCCGACGGCGTGCTGCGCGAGCCCGACGGGGTGTTCACCCCGAACACGCTGCCGGTGCCGCTGAACGACGATCCCGATGTGAAGGCCGAGCTCTTGGCCACGATCACCGCGTGGGTCGGCGACAGCGAGGAGGACGCCACGTCCCTGCTGCGCCACCTGTCGACCGTGCTCGCCCCGCACTGGACCAGCATCAAGTACATCCTGCTGCTGGGCGACGGGCGCAACGGCAAGTCCGTGCTGATGGAGATGCTCTCCAAGATGTGCGGCACGCACAACGTCTCCGGCGTGAGCCGGCAGGACATGGCGGCCAAGTCGCAGGTCATCTCCACGTTGAACGGCAAGCTGGTCAACATCGTGATGGACGGGCAGGCCGAGTACCTGAAGGACTCGGGCACGGAGAAGACGCTCATCGCAGGAGAGACCGCGCATGTGCGGCTGCTCTACAAGAACAGCCTGCTCCCTGTGCGGACGAACGCGCTGTTCATCGAGGGGCTCAACAAAGAGCCGAAGTCCTCGGACAAGTCCTCCGCCCTGCAGGCCAGGCTGGTGCGGTTCCAGTTCCCGAACCGCTACTCGGAGGACTGGGCCTTCAAGCAGAAGATGCTGTCCGACAAGTACGTCGGCGCGTTGCTGGCGCTCCTGATCGACCACTACGTGCCACGTCAGGATGCGCACATCATGCTGGCCCCGACAGCACGGCAGCTCCTGCTGCAGCTCGGGCACCAGTACGAGAACTCGCACGCCCTGCAGTTCGTCGACTTCGTGCGCGCTGACGCCGTCGGCGGAGAGCAGTCGTTGATCGGGATGACCCTGCCGGACCTGGTCTCGCAGTTCATGTCGTGGCGGGTGAAGGCCGGGGACATCCGCGCGTGGGACGAGCAGTCGGTCCGCGACCTGTTCGCCCCGGTGATCGAGTTCACCCGCAAGAACGTCACCCTGCCGGACGGCCGGAGGGTGAAGATCCCGGCGGTCAAGGGCTTCAAGCCCGACACCGTGCAGTACCTGGAGAGCATGCACACCCTCATGGAGGAATCGGATGAAGCTGCAGTACTCGCCACCGTGGTGGAGGACTGACGACTACAAGATCGACGAGATGCTCCCCGAGGTCTTCGGGGAGCACGCAGGCCCGCACGGCATCGCCGTGGTCAGGGCCTGGGCGGACGGCCGCACCGATCCCGGATGGGGCCTGCCGAAGCCGGACAAGCCTGACCAGCCGGGGTTCATCAAGAACTACGAGGCCGGCAGGTTCAACACCCGCAGGGTGCGGTTGACCTACGAGAAGAACGGCGACCCGTTCGCGCTCGTGATGCGGGGCTCACGCCTGGTGTGCATCGACATCGACGGGAAGAACGGCGGGCTGACGCATGCCGTGCAGCTCAACCCGCTGCCGCCCACGCTGGCCGAGACCAGCAAGAGCGGCGACGGGTACCACCTGTTCTACCTGGTGCCGGACGAGATCTGGGACGAGGAGTACGGGTTCGCCAAGTACGCGGACCGCATCGGCCTGGTGCAGGGAGTGGACTTCCGCGGCACCGGGTGCGTGTACCACCACAAGACGCAGCGCTGGAACGGCCGCCCCGTGGCCGACCTGCCTGCGCACATCGCCAAGCGGTTGACCCTGCACTCGCAGAAGATCGCGGCGGTCCAGGACAGGATCGCCAAGACACTCGACACACAGGAAGGGCACGAGATCCTCATGCTCCAAGACGAGCTCATCACGCAGTTGAGGGGGCCGATCCCCTCGGGTCGGCGCAACAACACGCTGTTCGCCATCGGGTCCCAGCTGAAGCTGGCCGAGGTGGAGGCGTGGGAGGACATGGTCCACGGCCGGGCCATCGAGGTGGGCCTGTCGGCCCAGGAGGCGGACAAGCTGGTCGCCAACATCCGCACGTACGCATGATGACGGCGGGGGAGAGCGCGGTGCTGGACCAGCTCCGCGCCCTCCTCCCGCAGCTGCTGGACACCAAGGACATCACGCGGGAGGGCGCCATCCGCATCTTCCGCATCATCAACAAGGAGCACTTCTGATGGCAGAGGCGGAGACCGAGCGGCAGCGGGTCCTGCGGACCGCAGAGCAGTACGTGAGCCAGGACAGGAACGCCGTCTACGACGGGCCGGAGAGCAACTTCAAGATGATCGCCTCGTTCTGGTCGACGTACAAGGGCGTGGAGTTCACGCCCCACGACGTGGCCGCGATGATGGCGCTCGTCAAGCTCGCGCGGATCACGACCTCGCCGGGCAAGGACGACCACTGGATCGACCTCGCCGGCTACGCCGCGTGCGGGGGCGAGGTCAGGCCGCAGGCATGACCGCCTGGTGGGTGGACACCACCTTCCGGGTGCCGTCCGACTGGCCGGGCCACAGCCTCGACATCACGTTGATGCGCAACCCGGTGGCGTACCGTGCCGAGTGCGTGTGCGGGGAGTGGGCGGACCTGCCCTACCTCGACCGCGCGCAGCAGTGGTGCAAGAACCACAAGCGGAACACGGGCGGAGCGGTGAAAGCGAAGCGGAAGAGGTGAGAGGTAGGGGCTGGGCCTTCGGGCTCAGCCCCTACTTTTTTGTGTACCATCGGGCCCATGAAGGATGCCGACGTCGATCTGCTGCACGATGCCGAGCGCGCCCTGAAGGAGCGCTTCCACAAGGAGGGCACCACGCAGAGGGTCACGCCCTCCAACGCGATGGTGCCGTCCAAGCGCAACCGCCTGGAGCAGCTGGTGCTGCCCGAGGAGATGCGCTCCCGGATGCCCTTCACCAAGGACAAGTACCTGGTGAAGGAGAACCCGGCCCTGGTGTTCTGGGAGCGGGAGATGCGGAAGTTCCTGCGCCGGCTCAGCCCGGAGCACGGCCACCGGGTGTCGGCCGTGATGATCTACGAGTGGGCGACCGGGCTGAGCGTCATCGAGCTGGACGCGGAGATGAAGCGCGGCGAGATGCAGGGCCGGGCGACGTGGCGCTCCGACCTGCGGATCCTGAACAAGCTGCTGCTGCACTACTTCGGGAAGCCGTACTCGACGTACATCGCAGGGCGCAAGGTCTCTCGGGCGTACACGGTGCGCCCGGGTTACTACATCACCCGGCATCGCCCGATGACCCTGACCCTCTACGCGGAGTACTGCGAGGGGACGCTGGTCGCGTGACCCTCTACCGGGTGCACGTCCTCGAGGACGGCACGCACCAGTACTCCAACGGCTACAAGTACAAGCCTGTGGCTGAGGAGGATAGAAAATACAAGGTGAGGAAACCTGACGACCCGAGGGCGGTCAGGTTTAGAGGAGATTGGTTTATTCCTAGGGATTTGCTGGATGAGGAGATACGAATCATGCCTCCTACGAGGCCTGATTCGGACACGTCCGAACCCAAAGGACTAAAGAAAAAGAGGAAGAAGAGGAAAAAAATTTCAAATGCGGATCGGAGTATCGGCGTCTAGCAATTCCTCGTCGAACTGCGTCCCACCCTCCAGGCGTTGGAAGACCTGCTTGATGGACACCAGGTCGCGCGCCATGATCGCCTGCAGGATGAGCGTGGCGGCCGTCTTGTCCAGCAGGTCCGGGCTCTGGTTGTAGACCATCTGCACCGTGCCGAACCTCTGGTTCCACAGCCACAGCACACGGGTGTCCAGGGAGGCCCTGTGCTGCTCCGGCACCTCCTTGCGCCACCTGCGCGGCTGCGGCACCAGCTCGCCGGCGGCCTGCTCCAGCTCGCTCACTGCCCGACCTCCTTGTGCGTGGTCAGGTCGGCGAACTCGATGCGGTTCTCCTTGCGGGTGGCCGGGTGCGACCCAGCCCGCCGGCGGCCCACCAGCCTGGTGAAGATCATGGTGCGGGCGATGTTCGCCTGCGCCATCGACTTGCGGTTGCCCAGCTCGGCGCCGTTGGCGATCTCGAACAGGGTGCGGCTGATCAGCTCGTGCGCCGGCATCCCGATCAGGTCGTCGGTCGGCATCTCCGGGTTCGCCGCCACATGCTGCAGCGACTGCTGGATCGTCACATGCCGTGCGCCCATCAGGCCCACACCCCCGCCCAGTCCTCCTCGTAGTCGACGGCCTTCGCCGACCTTCCCGCGTTGTCGAAGAACGCGCCGTTGAAGAAGTCCAGCTCCTTCACCGCCTGCACGGCGTACCTCAGGGCGTCCATCATGTGGCTGTACTTGTCGTGCACCGGCTGCTCCGACCACATCTGCAGCCGGTTGTTGAAGGAGTACTTGTAGTTCTCCAGGCACTCCAGCAGCCACTGGCAGTTCTCCTTGTGCACCACCGTGTTGTACAGCTGCATCCGGGTCTGCTGGATGTCGGTGATGATCGTGTAGTCCCCGCTGCGGGAGCCCGGGATCTTCCAGACCTTATTGGATTTCGCTAGCACCGACACGCTGCCGAAGCGCTGGCGCATCATGTCCGCCGGCGTGGTGTTCACGGCCTTCTCGTGGTGCTCGCCGTCCCACGGCAGGATGATCGTGGCCAGCTTGTTGAACCAGTGCTTGGCCTGCAGGTCGTCCACGTACTCCGGCAGGGCCTTCCCGTGGCCCTCGCCGCAGTCGTAGAGAAACAGCCGGCCGTTGATCCACTGGAAGGCGATCCAGCTGGTGGCGTCCGACTGGACGCCCGAGGAGCCGATGTCGAACACCACGTACACCGGGTGGCCGGGGTTGAGGTTGAAGTCCTCGATCCGTCCGTCCTTCTCCATCGTCATGTACGCCTCGCCGTAGACGGCGGCGGCGTCCATCTCCTCGAAGGAGACGTAGTACTCCTGCTCGAACATGCGGTCGTTGCCGAACCGCTTGAGGTAGGTGTCGCGGATGCGCTCCAGCTCCTCGGGCGTGAGGACCGGGTCGAGCCCCTCCTTGCGCATGATCGCGTTGAGGTCGTCGATGTCGCGGATGATCACCTTCGCCTCGGGGTTGTCCCGCATCGACTCCATGAGCAGCCAGAGCGGGTTGCGGCGCTTGCCTCGCGGGGTGCTCACCACCATGAGGCGCTTGTCCTCGGCCCGGTTCTCCAGGATCGGCATGAGCCGGGGGATCGGGTCCTCCCGGGTGAACAGCGCCAGCTCGGTGATCGTGTAGTCCTGGAAGGACGTGCCGACGCCGGCCTTGTCCTGGCCGGACTGGAAGTAGCCCTGCAGCTTCAGCCGGCTCTGGTTGGCGAACCGGCCCTCCATGAAGGTGTCCTTCCAGGACACCGCGTCCGCCGGCACGTTGTCCTGCAGGCCCCGGATGTAGTCCCCTGTGGCCGGGTCGATGTACGTCTTGTCCCACAGGATGTCGCGGATCATCGGGTTGGACAGGCTGATGTAGACGCCCGTCGTCTTGGGCGTCCTGAGACGGGCGTCGCACTGCTCCATGCTGGCGGCGACGTCCTTGCCGGTCTGCCGGGGCAGCACGGCCACCGTGTAGCTGTGGGACCGGAAGGCACGGTGCAGCTCGGCCTGGTAGGGCCGCGGCGTGTAGAACTGCGGGAAGCGGTTCTTCATGCCGCGGCCCTCCCTCCTGCTACGGCGCCGGCTGCGAGGTGCCGGTGAGCGCGGCGTACTGCCGCTCTGCCGCGCCGGCCGAGCGGTGGAACCCGGCCCGCGTGTTGGCGATGTCGGACTGGAACCGGGCCGCCGTGATGTTCGGGTAGCGGTTGGCCGGCGCCGGGTCGCTCATGTCGCCAAGGGCGTACCCGGGCTGCAGCGGGCGGTCGAAGCTGTTCTCGATGGGAGGCGTCGGCTCGTCGGCCGTCGGATCCACGGGCGTCTCGGTCATGTCGGGCTCCTCAGATCTGAAGGTGGGGCAACCCGATTGTGCCAAACAAAGTGGAGAAGTCCTCCTTCTCGGAGGAGTTTCCCGCCTTCGACGGGATGGCCGCCTGCGGGGGCTCGACGGGAGCGGGTGGACGGGCCGCCGCCGGAGCCCCCGCAGGCACCTCAGGGACAGGCGAAGGAGAGGGCGCCTGCTGCTTCCTGAGGGTCTCAATGAGCGGCTGGACGGGGATGGAGTACCCGTGCAGCCTCCCATTGACCCGGACCTCGTACGGCTGGGCCATCGCCGCGAAGGCGTCGGCCAGCCCCTTGTTGAAGCCGGGCGTCCCGGGGATCAGGTCCTTGTTGTTCTTGAACAGGTCGACGGAGGCGTGCACCGTCTCCAGGTAGTCCTTCGCCCCGTCCATCTGCTCGCGCGCCTTGGCCTTGATCTCGGCGACCAGCAGCGAGCGGACGGCCTCCTGCCACTCCTTGGCGTCGGCGCTGTCCTTCAGCGTCTCGCTGCCCTCCTTGCCGATCGCCGGCACCTGCGTGCCGACCAGCATGCGGGGGTGCTTCTCCAGCGCGGCGAAGTACTGCGAGTGCTGCTCCTGCACCGCCAGGTACGCCTGCTGCTCGTACGCCTTGGTGACGTTCTCCTCGATCGCCTCGTTCAGCGTTCCCAGCTTGGCGACCACGCCGGAGAGGTCGGGGACGGGAGCGACAGCTCCTGCCTCAGCAGGCTTGCCGGGCTCGGCTGCAGGCTGCTGAGGATCTCCAGCAGGAGCTCCTGCTCCTCCTGGAGCGACTGCCCCAGCTGCCGCGTCTGCCGCAGCAGCAGGCTGTCCTGCCTCTGCAGCGCCTGCGCCAGCGGCTCCAGCGCCTCCAGCAGCAGCGCCCGCACCAGCATCTGCAGGTGCAGCGACTGCGCCGTCAGCTCCTCCATCCTGCGTTGGCGCATCCGCCGGCGCCAGTGCGTCCATGAGGTCGTCGAACGCCACGCTGCCCTGATTGAAGAGCGTGTGCGGCTTCTCCACGACCTCGGCTGGCTGCTCACTCACCGAACCCCTCCCTCAGCTCGACGAGCGCCTCGGCCAGGGCGTCGCGGTCCTCGTCGGTGAACTCGAAGTTGATCTGGTCGAGGAGGGCGGTGAGCCCCTCCTGCGCGAAGAACATGCGGTGCAGCTCGGAGGTGGCCGCCACCTCGATGGCGGCGGTGGCGCGGGTGCAGTCCCACTCCAGCTCCCACAGCATGAACTGCTTCTGCCAGTCGAACAGGATGCCCAGGTAGAGGTGGCCGTTCTTCTCGACGTCCTCCTCGGCGCTGGTGTGCTTCAGGCACTCCTCGTCGCTGTCGATGGCCGCCTGGAGGATCGCCTCCAGCGCCTCGACCCGCTCGAAGTACAGGTCGCGGTACACCACCATGTCGGCGTAGTCGACCTGCGGGTAGGTGTTGACGATGCGGGAGGCCCACTGCGGCGTGACCGGCTTGCGCCGCTCCTCCGCGGCCGGGTCCAGCACCTTCGACCACACCTCCAGGATCGTGTGGTACGAGGCCTGCTCGGCCTCGGCGAGGATGTCCTCGACGGTGAGCTGGCCCTCGATGACGGCGTCGTCCATCAGATTCTCCCTGTGAGCTGCAGTTGGCGGTGCTCTGCCTGGATGGAGCGGATCACCGAGCGGATGTCGTAGCAGAGGTGGTTCTCGACGTAGATGCGCTTGACGCCCGGGGGCACCATCTCGGCCCCGCCGTAGTAGTTCTCGACCTCGAACAGGTCGAAGCCCTCGGTGCCGTTGTAGCAGTGGACCCGGAACGGGAACCGGGGGTCCTTGTAGATCCCCACCTGGTACGACGGCAGCGTGATCTTGATCTCGGCCGGGGCTCCCGGGCCCTCGCCGGCGACCTCGAAGCTCTCGGTGTACTCGCCGGCCTGGACGGTCTGCGTCTTCACGCCGGTCTCGTTGTAGCGCAGGATGCGCCGCCCGCGCGGCTTGGGGAAGGCGGGCTTGCGCACCTCCTCCTGGTACCAGAGCCTGCCGGCCTCGTCGACCCGGATGGGCTCGTCGCCCTGGGTGTTGACCCGCTGCCCCGGCAGCTCCTTGGGGTCGGCCTGGGCCTGGAACGGCGCCTGCGGGGCCGGGGCGGGCTGCCTGGGCTCCGGCTTGGGCTCGGGCTCCAGCAGCGTCAGGGGGCCGTTCTCGGCCTCCCAGCCGGCCAGCTCCTCCCGCAGGTCGGGCAGGGACATCTGCACGAACTTGCGGGGCGGCTCCCACCCGGCGTCCTTCAACGTGCGCCAGATCGCGCTGCGCTCCGTGGTGTTGTGCGCCATGCCCTGCCCCCTAGGTGGGTCGCCGTTGCGATGTGGAGCACGGTAGCACCCGTAGCGGCGTTTCAGCCATCACGCCAGCGCCATTTGTGGACATGTGGACGTGTGTACACCCCGTTTCTGTTCTTTTCTTTTTCTCTAGTAGTTTATAGAAAAGCGATGTACACATGTACCACAAGGGTATTTCCGCAGGTCAGAGACCTGTTTTTGTGGCCACGGGGGGTGTACACAAGGTGGCCACATGGCCACAAATACAGGCCGTTACGGCCGCGCGAAGTCCTGGAACGGCACCGGAACGCCGTTGGTCGAATACCCGTCGGGCCCCGCGCTGGTGTTGCGCCCGTACTCGAAGGTCTCCACGGAGCCGAACTCGTAGCCGACGTTG